TAGACGGTGGTCACTCTCTAAGAGCTTGGGGTGAGAGACTGAACTTCTCCAAGGGAGACCACAGTGATTGGTCGCAGTTGTCTCCAGAGATGGTACAGTATTGCCGACGTGACGTAGAGGTGACAGCAGCACTGTACAAGAAGCTGGAGTGGGATCTAAGACACTTTAGTGACCAGTCGGTGGAGCTAGAGCATGACGTACAGGACATCACACAGCAACAGGTACGCAACGGATGGCTACTTGACACACGTAGAGCTATTGAGTTAGTCGCTACGCTACGAGAGAAGCTATACGATCTGGAGGATGCTGTACAGGAGGCTTTCAGACCGCTACCAACATTTGTAAAGGAGATACAGCCAAAAGTAAAAAAGGATGGAGCCATCTCTGTCGTAGGTTTAAAGTTCTTGGGAGACTCTTGGGAGATCGTGGGTGGCCCTTTTTCTAGAGTAGACTACCCTGAGTTTAACTTGGGGTCTAGACAGCAGATTGGCAGATATTTACAACACTATGGATGGAAGCCCTGTAAGTTCACAGAAACTGGACAGGCAATTGTAGACGAGAAGGTGCTATCAGGCATCACCGGCATCCCACAGGCTTCTCTGATCTCAGAGTACCTGATGGTGCAGAAACGTATAGCACAAGTGCAATCATGGGTAGATGCAGTAGATGAGGACACAGGACGTGTGCATGGTCAGGTCAACACTAACGGTGCAGTAACCGGCAGGATGACACACGCCAAGCCTAATCTAGCGCAAGTACCAGCATCACGAGCGCCCTATGGAGAGGAGTGCCGTCGCTGCTGGACTGTCCCTGAAGGACATAAACTTGTGGGTTTTGATGCTAGTGGACTAGAGCTACGGATGCTAGCTCACTATATGAACGATGAGGACTATACAAATGAAATCATTAACGGAGACATCCACACAGCTAACCAAAACCTTGCAGGACTTGAATCAAGAGATCAGGCTAAAACTTTCATCTACGCACTCCTGTACGGCGCTGGAGATGCTAAACTTGGTACAGTGGCAGGAGGAGGCGCAGGTGCTGGTAGACTTCTTAGAGAGCGATTTATGTCTAATCTCCCATCATTTGCAACTCTTAAAGGACGAATTGCTCAAGAAGCAGCACAGGGTTGGATCAATGGATTAGACGGGAGGAGACTCTGGATTCGCTCTGAACACGCAGCATTGAATACTCTATTGCAGAGTGCCGGTGCATTAGTTATGAAACAAGCCTTGATTACTCTGGATAAGTATGCTATACTATGGGGTATGGACTATAAGATCGTAGGTAACATCCACGATGAAGTCCAAACCGAAGTCCCAGCATCACAAGCAGAGAAGTTCGGGCGGCTTGCAGTCTCTTGCCTAGAGGCAGCAGGTATACACTTTAACCTAAACTGCAAACTTGCAGGGGAGTATCAAATTGGAACTAGCTGGGCAGACACACACTAACATCAATCCAAATACTGGTAAAGTCTTTTACTACAAAGACAATCCTAAAACTAAAAAAGCTGAGAACGCCTTACAGATGTACGTAGACGGTAAGTACGTCCCTAAGTCACACCCGCTACACAAGCCCGGACGCTACAAAGGATTCACTGACGCAGCCTTCAGTTCTCTACAGAACTACGAGCTTGCCAAGCAGGGTCAGGTGTACGTACTGGTCAACCCAGCATTCCCCGGTTGGTGTAAAATAGGGATGGCTGTAGACGCAGAGGATAGGCTCAAGCAGTATCAGACTAGCTCTCCCTACAGAGACTATGAGCTAATCAAGGCATATGATACTGATGATCGACGCACCGCTGAGAAGGCCGCACACGAGCTTCTAGCGCATTCACATGAACGTAAGGGCGAGTGGTTCTACATTCAACACCCTGTCGCTACAGAAATACTGGACGGACATTTCAATGAAAACAGTTAACACAGTTGTTGATGACATCTACGAACTGATGACCACAAAGTCTGCTGATGAGTCAGTGGACGTTGAGGCAGAGATTGACAAGTTCGGAGAAGCCGTCAAACAGCTAATGCGTACTGAGTTTATGCCTGATGCACCACGTGATGGACGTAAGCTACGCCTGTCCAACATAGGCAGAGACGATAGATACCTATGGCATCACTACAACGACACAAGCTCAGGAGAGGAGATCCAAGGGCACACGTATGTGAAGTTCATGTACGGGCATCTGATTGAGGAAATGCTCTTGTTCTTGTGTCGCCTATCAGGTCACACGATCACTGATGAGCAGAAGGTATGTCAGGTAGAGGGGATCACTGGACACATGGACTGTCGCATAGATGGTATTGTGACTGATATCAAGTCTGCAAGCACCTACGGCTTCAGGAAGTTCAAGAGAGGCGCTATAGCCTACGAAGATCCTTTTGGTTACGTTGACCAGTTGAAGGCATACGCCTACTCAGAAGGTGAGACTAAGTTCGGATGGTTGGTCATGGACAAGTCCAATGGTCATCTAACGTACCTGAAGTACGACCTAGAGGACACAGAAGCACCTGTGTACAACACCATCAAAGGTGACATTGCCGAAAGGATACGTCACGTAAAAAAGCTCGTAGAGGCAGAGGAGATACCACCAGTATGCGCAGAACCATTGGCGGATGGCAAAAGTGGAAATATGCGATTACCCGCAAACTGTTCCTACTGTCAGTACAAGCATTCATGTTATCCAGAACTGCGTACTTTTCTGTACTCAAGCGGGCCAAGGTTCTTAACGGAGGTGGTACATGAGCCTAAAGTCCAAGAGATCACGTAAGCAGAGTATCTATAGGTCTGGACTAGAGAAACGCTTTGCACAGACAGCACCTAAACGTAGGTACTTGTATGAGCCATATGATGTACCCTATGTGATGCACAGGAAGTACAAGCCAGACTTTGTAGATAAGAAGACAGGTGACTACATAGAAACTAAAGGTTTCTTTAGAGCAGGAGACACCCAGAAGTACACAGCGATACGTGACAGTATCCAGCCCATCAAGTTAATCTTTGTCCTGTCAGACCCAAACAAGAAGGTCAGGAAGGGTTCTAAGATTACGATGGGGCAGTGGTGTCACAAGGAAGGCTTTGAGTTTTACACAGTTGATGAGTATGTAGATCATGTCACTAACAATGGATGAGATTAAGGAGAGAGTGTTGAAGCGGTACGATGCTGATGATATACTAGAGGCATTAGACATATCCGCTGAAGAACTGCTGGACAGGTTTGAGGATAAGTTTATCAACAGGCTGCACCAGTTTGAAGAAGAAACAAATGGAGATGAATGGGATGAGTATTGATAACGCAACACCAGAGGAGTGGGATAGGCTACGCAACAGTAAAGCTAGCATAGCTGATGCTTGGAACCGTATCTATGACGATGACAACGCACCCAATGAACATCCAGTGTTCTCTGAGGAAGCTATGGCTAAGAGCTATGACGCAGTAAACCGTCCAGAGCATTACAACAGTGGAGGTATGGAGTGCATTGATGCTATCCAAGGTATGCTTACACACGATGAGTACATTGGCTATCTACGTGGTAATGCTATGAAGTACCAGTGGCGCTGTAGATACAAAGGCAAACCTATAGAAGACCTACGTAAAGCTAGGTGGTACGAAGAGAGATTTATGAACTATTTGCTGGAGCATCCGGGTGACAAATAAGACAGGACTACAGGATTACCTAGGTATCCAGATTGACTACGACAGAGATGAAGACCTTAATGTGTTCTCACTAGAGACACTGAAGGACAGATACTTGTGGGGAGATGAGACACATGCCCAAGAAGCCTTTGCCAGAGCGTCCGTCTATGGTGCAACGTATCAAGGCGCTACTGACTACGATCTTGCACAGCGACTTTACAACTACGCAAGCAAGAGTTGGTTCGGTTTTAGCACTCCTCTACTTAGTAACGGGGGAACCACTCGTGGCCTCCCTATTAGCTGCTTTCTCAATTATGTTCCTGACTCAAGGCGTGGTCTATCTGATCACTATGATGAGAACATATGGCTGGCAAGTGGAGGTGGCGGCTTGGGCGGATATTGGGGTGATGTTAGAAGTAATGGCGTTTCTACTGCTAACGGCAGTCAGTCTACTGGTAGCATCCCTTTCATGCACGTAGTTGACAGTCAGATGCTAGCCTTCAACCAAGGTGTAACTCGTAGAGGGTCTTATGCAGCGTACATGGACATCAGCCACCCAGAGGTGGAGGAGTTCATTGCTATGCGTAAAACTACTGGTGGTGATCTTAATCGTAAGTGTCTTAACCTACACAACGGTATCACAGTAACAGATGAGTTTCTACAGTCTGTGAAGAATGATGACCAGTGGCGCTTGATTGACCCTAAGTCTAAGCAGGCAGTAAAAACTTTATCAGCTAGGGACTTGTGGTGGCAGCTAGTGCATACCAGAGCAGAGACAGGTGAACCCTATATCGTTAACCTAGACCGCTGTAATGAGGCTCTACCGCAGGAACAGAAGGAACTAGGCTTAGAGGTACGTCAGAGTAACCTATGCTCTGAGATTACCCTACCGACCAGTGAGGAGCGTACAGCAGTGTGCTGCTTATCTAGTGTTAACCTAGAGTATTTTGATGAATGGAAGGACGATGAACTGTTTATTGATGATCTCATTACAATGCTTGACAATACCATTGAACACTTCATTGATAACGCCACAGGTGGTAGCCATAGCTATCCCAAGACTGGCATGAGCAGACGGGAGTTTTTAGAGAATGTGGAACCAGATAAAACAGGCTTTACAAAAGCCGCTTATAGTGCATATAGAGAACGTGCGGTTGGTCTTGGAGCGATGGGTTTTCATAGTTACCTTCAACGTAATGGAATCCCTTTTGAAGGAATGTACGCCTCCAGCTTTAACAATAGAGCGTTTAAGACTATCAAAGACAGAGCTACGATGGCTTCCCGGCGTCTGGCTGGAGACCGTGGGGAGGCTCCTGACATGGCTCGTAGTGGCCTGCGTAATTCCCATCTGCTTGCTATTGCCCCTAATGCTAGTTCTAGTATTATATGTGGTGGAACAAGCCCTTCTATTGAGCCTACGAGGGCTAACGTATTTACGCACAAGACGCTGACAGGGTCATACAAAGTAAAGAATAAGTACTTGGAGGAACTACTTGAAACCAAAGGTATTAACACAGAGAAAACGTGGAAAGATATTGCTGCTGATGAAGGCTCTGTTAAAGACTTGGAGGAACTCACAGAAGAAGAGAAGGAAGTATTTAAGACAGCACCAGAACTCAACCAGATCTGGATCATTGAACATGCCTACCAGCGACAGAAGTACGTCTGCCAAGCACAGTCAGTAAACTTATTCTTTGAGCCACCACCAGCTACAGCACCACAGGAGGTACATGATGAGTATCTGGAGTATGTTAACAGTGTACATTGGACAGGAGCTAACAAACTCAAATCTATGTATTACCTGCGCTCTACAGCAGCTAGAAATACAGAGAATGTTAACATTAAGATCCCAAGGATTAACCTAGAGGATGGGGAGTGTCTAAGCTGTGAAGGATGAACACCCAGCGTACAGAGCTAAGTTTTACATACCTGAGCTAAAAAAGTATACCAATTGGCATGACTATCTGGTATACTATAAGGAACAGGATGACAAGATCATGTTGTTTAGTAACTACTGTATGCAGATGTGGTCTAGCTACATGAGCAATAAGATTAAACAGGAGAAGGCACCCTTGAGTTACAAAGAGTACCTAAACAAGTACAAAGAATTACTGGAGGATGGATACAGTGATAGATCCTAAGATTAGTGCCATGATGCGTCTTTACAACGCTGAGATAGATGTGTACAAGGCAGAGGTACAGAACTACCTAGACAACCCTGTGGGCGTAGGTGAGCATGGTAACTTGATTGAGACTATGGACACCTTGGTTGCTAAGATTGCCGAAGCAGAAGACAAGCTGATTGTATTGGAGACACATTTTAATGAGTAACGTAATTAACCTCATGCCTACACAAGCTACTGCTGATGAAGTACTAGAGGATTGTAAAGGGGACTTTGAGCATGTGCTGGTAATTGGCTGGACTCCAGAGGAGCAGCTAACAGCTAAGGCTACAACGTCTATGGACTTACGTGAGACTATCTACCTACTGGAGGTATTCAAACATGCAGTCATTACAGCAGGGCATGAGATAGATGATTGATGACTTGCCTAAGATAGTTGTTAAAGAAGTCATAGAGAATGAGGATGGCTCTGCTAACATGGAACTAGACTTAGACTCTAAAGCAGTACAGCTACTACTTGACATAGGTTTGACTAGACTGCTTGAAGAACACTTGGAGAACAAAAAGAATGAGCGATGAACTTATACACCTGATTAGCCTATGGTCTATGCAGCGGGGTATAATCAACAACAGTACACCCTTGGCACAGTTTGCTAAACTTGTGTCAGAGGTAGGTGAGCTAGGGGACAACGTAGCCAAGGAGCGTGATGTTACTGATGACATTGGGGACTGCTTGGTGGTACTAAACAACCTAGCCATTATGAATGATACGACCCTTGAGGAATGCCTGAAGGTAGCGTACAATGATATTAAAGACAGGAAGGGACACATGAATACACATGGTGTCTTTATCAAAGAGGGAGATGCAGCTTGAGTTTATTAGATACTAGAGATTACTACAAACCGTTTGACCATCCTTGGATGTTCGACTACTACTCACAACAGAACCAGATGCACTGGTTTCCAGAGGATGTACCTCTGCACAATGACGTTAAAGATTGGCAGACAATGACTGATGAAGAGAAGAACCTACTGACTCAGATCTTCCGTCTGTTTACACAGTCTGATGTAGACGTAGGTGCTGGATACGTTGATAGATACATGCGTATCTTTAAGAAGCCTGAAGCACGTATGATGATGTCTAGCTTTGCTAACATGGAGTCCATACACCAGCACGCCTACAGCCTACTACTGGACACCGTAGGGATGCCAGAGGTGGAGTATAAGGCGTTCTCAGAGTACGAGGCTATGGCTGACAAGCATGAGTACATCAACGCTGTGAAGGTCACTAAGGGCGACAAGAAGTCCATTGCTAAGGCACTGGCTATCTACTCAGGCTTTACTGAAGGCTTACAACTCTTTAGTAGCTTCATCATCCTGTTGAACTTCCCAAGGTTTGGTAAGATGAAGGGTATGGGGCAGATCATTACCTACAGCATACGTGATGAGTCCATGCACGTAGAGGCAATGACAAAGCTATTCAGGGAGTTTATGCAGGAGAACATTGACCTGTGGACTGATGACTTCAAGGCTGAGATCTATCAGGCATGTCGTGAGATGGTTGACCTAGAGGATAGGTTCTTGGACTTGGTGTTTGAGCAGGGTGATATACCGGGCCTGACTAAGTCTGAGATGCAAGAGTACATCAGGTACATTGCTGACCGTAGGCTACTACAGCTAGGCTTGAAGCCCAACTACGAGGTGAAGGACAACCCACTAAACTGGCTTGACGATGTGTTAGGTGTAGAGCATCAGAACTTCTTTGAAGGTCGTGCAACTACCTACATGAAGGCTGGCTTACGTGGTGATGTTGGTAAGGTTAAGTTTTCTAATGTAGCCTAGCGTTCCTCATCTGCTGCTGCTGGTGCCCCTATAAACGGTTGTGCACCGGCAGTTAGCACAGCGGCCCTTCTGCCTGCCACTGCCTTGTCTTTAGGCTCAACCTTAGCTTCAAACTCTCTAATGACTCTAAAGTGATAATCTACAGGGCTTTCTCCCTTGTTTATTTTGATGCCGCTAAGACCCTCTAGTCTATCTACAGAGGCATCAACTCTAGCTTTTAACTTAGGGTCTTTTGCACCTGTCTCAGTGTTTCTAGTGGGCGTATAAGCAGTCTTTCTCTTGAAGTTAGACTTCTGCATAGGGACAGCAGCCACAAGATCTCCTCCTCCCACAGGATTGACACCAAACAAATCATGCCCGTCGGAGATTAGAGTATAGACATCTCCTGTTTTTGGATTGATAGCTATGAAGTCATTTACACCGCCTAGCTCTTTAGACTGTGAATGATGTGAAGACCCTATGTAGATGTGAGGGTCGCCTTTGCCGCCCTTGTTTACTTTAATACCTTGAGAGGCAAAGTATTGCGTTAGATCACCTTCCGTAGCCCCACTTAAAGCCCTGTTTTTGTTCTTCTTCAGCCATGTTTTTAATGAAGGAACTTTAGTTGCGTCTTCTGTCCCTATCCTAAACTTATTGACTTCTTTTTTTAATGCTTCTCCTGATAGGATTCCCTTTCTATTTACAATTTTCTCTACTGCCTTTTCGGGCAGAGCGCGCTTACCTTTTCTTTTAAGTATCTCTTTTTTAGACAAAGTAGGCTTTGTTCTTTTACCTGTGACAACATCTTTTTGGTCTGATAGCATGTTCAGTACAATGGAAGATTTCTGAGAAGAGCCTACAACTCCTTCGTCGCCTACACGATTAACACCTGCTGGTCTCTTTATCTTAATCTGTGCGTTTCTTTTCTTACTGTCCTTGTCAATGCCATGCACTTTGTACATATGATTCATGGCTCTGTTCTGGATTACTTCAGGTACATCTACACGTATGTTATTTCCCCGACCAAACAACTGCTCTCTGATAGTCTTGGTGTCTGTAGCAGGAAGCACATCAATTGTGTCTATGACACCTATTGGGCCTTCAGCAATAAACCGCGCTGGGCCTCTTCCCATCTGCCTACGTATGCTGTCCACTGTCTGTGCAGATCCGTAACTTATCTCTTGTTCTCTAGTTCCAGACCCTATTTCTCCAGACCCTTTGCCCTTACTGTAGGGTATACCCGTCTCCCTCTCGTATGCAATAGCTCTAGGGTTAACGGAGTCAGCAATCGCTGCTGGTGCAGCCCGAAGTGAGCCTTTCCCCGCTGCCGCTATCTTACCGCCCATACCGCCGCCATAGAACCCCGGAAGCATGGTAGGCATGGTACGAGCTACTGTGTTAAGACCTCCCTTGACAGCCGCAGCGCCGGGTATAAGCCCTAGTATATTACCAGCAGCCCCTAAGTCACGCATCATACCGGGACGCTCCTGAGCGTACTGTATGGCCTCCTGACCTAGTTCTGTCTCAGCTAGAGACTGTACACCTGACGCTATAGCTTCTTTAGCAGCATCAGGCATCGCATACTCAACTACGTCCCCTATAGGGCTTAGAGCAGTACCTATAACAGTTGAAGTATCCCATAAGGCTTGACGGAAGGGTTTTGCACCTACTTCTTCTGCAATACGATCACTCTCAGCCATCTCTGCCTGTGCAGCCTTGACTTTACCAGTGACATAATCGTCACCGTACTGCTGTCTACGGGCTGCCTGACGCTTTACACGTAGTTGTCTACCTTCGCCTCTTCTACTCATCTTCGTCCTCAAAGGTGACTTCAGTGCCTGCTGTGGTGTTCTGCATTAGGTCAATCAAGAACAGTCTGTCAGCCTTTAGTTGAGCAACTAGCTCAGAAGCTCCTGACTTCTCTGCTGATTTAATAGCTAGACCTGTTGCTTTTAACATGTTACCAAACATCTTTTGTGTAGTAGGTCGAGTAGTTAAATACCCTATGCCGAAAGCTGACATACCTGCCCCAGCGCCAAGAGATGCCGCTAAAAAAGTAGGGCTTTGAGTCAGGGCTGCACCTGCACCAGTAGCAACAGACGCTGTAGCAGCTAATCCGGGGCCAGTAGTGCTTATGAAAGGATTTATCCTTCGCCCTATATCAACTAGCGTGCTTGCTGTAGAGTTTTGTATTTTAGTCTCTAGGTGATCTTTAAGACGTAAAGAATAGCTTTGTTCAGTTAGTAAATCTGACACATCAACATCAATAGCTTCCCTGTCTACAATCTCGTTAAGCGCGGCTCTAACTGTCTGTAGAGATGCAGTACCAATACGAGCTTGATCCCCTGTGTAAAAGTTTTTCTTGTCTCCAAAAGTTTTGTCCAGTTCTCTACGAAGCAGAAGCAAAGACTCTAGGCTTCTATCACCTCTTTGAACTCTATCAACTACTATGTCAAACAAATCTCCTGCTGCCCTAGCTTCTTGTTTCTGCCTCCACTTTACACTAGAAAACTGATCTTGAAGCGCAAATTCAAGTTCTTTAATAATATCTGCTGGATTAACACGTACTTTACTTTTTCTGAGACCTGTTATCAGTTGGTTTTCTACGCGACTTATATTCTGCTCTAATGCTTCTCTAGCTTGAAAAGGACTACCGGCCTTCAGATTAGGTAGCTTCTCTACTGCATAGTCAAGTGCCCTAGAAGTCAAAGGATCTTTAGGGTTCCATACCCTACGTTTGATAACCCGTCCTGTCTCTACTACATCATCAGGATTCATCTGTGTTCTAACAGGGGCAAAGTACTCAGCCAAAGATTCTTTTCTATTAGCTGTAGCTCTTCTCTCACCTGTGCTTCTTACCCACTCACCTACACGCTCAACAGGTTCTCCTTTAACTCTAGGTAACATGCTTCTACCCGGAGCCTGTATACCAATGTTTAGAAAACCTTCAGCAATCTTTAGTAGTCTAGCGTTCTCTGGGCCACGTTTGCCCCACTCTTGCAAGTATTCGTTTCCTTTGTCGAAAGCTCTAGCAAACTCTTGTCCTACTTCAGTAGAGCCTAAGTATTCCATAAACTCTGATACTGTCTGAAAAGGTTCTGTCTCAAGAAGACCTGAGCGTTCTACTCCTTCACCTACAATTTCAGCAGCGCCTCCTATTACCTCACCACCAAGTATTCTTGCGCCCTTGCCTACAAAGCCTGTAGTAAGGTCTCTATAGTCTACAGGTTCCTGTGCAATATCAGCAATGGCCTGACCGCGCTTAGACAAAATATCTGTAGTAGAGCGCATCATTGTGTCGCTCTGCCTACGTTGCATCTCTTGCTCTAAATCAGCAGCAACGTCTGTTAGCCCTTGTTTTCGAGCTTCTACAAATGCTTCTGCTAATTGTTCGTTAGATAGTTGCTGTGCCATTAGTTTGCTCTGTAGTAGTTACTCAAAAATGCTTGAGTGTCAGGGTTAAATCCTGATAAGTCTAGCTGATCTAAGTCTGATTGGTCAAACTCATACCTGTCTGGTATGTTTGTTTTTGAATCGAAATAATTATAATCTGTGTTGTCTATTATACCTTTGTTTTTAAGATAATCTAGGTCTTGGACAAAGCCTTGTCTAGATCGCTCAATAGCGTCTCTTTCAATAATTAAAAGTCTTAATACATCTTCTTCAGTAACGCTAGTCAAATCCTGTGCTGTCATGTCTTTCATAAACTGGAGGTCAGTGTTCGATACACCAGAGCCAGCACCAAGAGCAGATATATTAGCAAGCACCTGCTCTGCTCTTTGACGCATAAGTTCAATAGTGTTTTGAGTAGCGTTTTTAGTGGGTCTGCCAGTAAGACCGCTAACTATCATATCTACTTCTTTTTCTATGCCGCTAAATCTACCAGCTAGAATACCTTCATCGACAAGTCTCAAAGCGCGATTGTTCTGTATTGCCTGCTCTTTCAGATCTATCATTTCATTATAAGAGGTATCAAAAGATGAAGCAATAGTATCGCCTACCTTGCTACCCACCTGTTCAGTTCTGTTGATAACAGTTGACACATTAGGATCTTCTTCAACAACGCCAGCAGCCACAGGAGTTTGCCATTTGCCGTCAGCAAAGACTTTACCACCACGAATAGGCAACTGTACAATAGATCCATCTTGCTTCTCAAAGCGTTTACTTTCAGTGCCCTCGCCCAACGTACCCATCTTTTCTATTTCTTCATAGTCAAGACCTTCAATATCTTCAGGGGCTAACCCAAATGCGTTTCCTAAAGCATTTAGAGCAGGCTGTCGCCTAGCTTTGCTTACGTCTGCAAACTCTTGTTGACGTAAGTCTTCAGCCAGTTTTCCTAGCTGTTCTGGGCTTGCATTGTCAATAGTTTCATTGTAGGACGCAGGTAATTTCAAAGCAGTAGCTCTGTCTTTTAAGCTTCTCCTCAAAGCAGTTAGTTGAGTCTGCTGCTGTTGTTTCTGCGCTAACTCTTGCATCTTACCTGTAGCAGCAATCCTCTGCTCTGGCGTACCAAACTGAGCCAACAGACCGTACATTTTAGCCATACGCTGTGGGTCATTAGGGTCAATAGCTGATAAACCTTGCTGTAGCTGCTCCTGTGGAGACCTCATGTCCATGCCAAGCGCACCACCAATGTTTCTAGCAGCTTGCTGTGCAAAAGGACTCATAGGTCTACCAGCACCTGTCATCAGCCCTGAAGTACCTTGAGTAGGTGATACTTTGTAACGCTCAAATGCGCCTATTCTATCTAAAAGTCCCATGTGTATTCCTATTAAAAGATTTTCTTAAAGGCATCTACAATACCACCAATACTGCTAAACAAACCAGTGTTTGTAGCTTGCTGACCTGCTGCTGCTGTTTGTGCTGCTTGTTGGTTAGCTTGTGCGCCTAAGATAGTAGAGTAAAGATCACGTAGGTTCTGGCTACGTAAAGACTCTGCTTGCAGGATGTCCTCTAGTCCACTGATGCCTGCTTCTGACATAGTCTGTGCACCTAACTGCTGTCCTGTGCGAGCAATATCAGCAATACTAAGGGCAGGAGTCAGTGAAGCAAGTAGTTGTTGCTCAGGCATATACTGTAATCCCATAGCAGCGCCAATGTTACCTAACTGTCCTGCTTGTAGTGCTTGAGGCAACCCTGCTGCTCTACCACCAAGACCAAACATACTTTCAGCAAGTCCCATCTGCTGCAACTGCTCTGCTTGTGCTTGACCTAATGCACCTAGAGATGCCCTAGCCTTAGCTTCTTCCTGTGCTTGTGCTAACGCTAGTTGCTCAGGAGAACCACCAAACTGTGCTGTACGTAAACCTGTGCGTCCCTGTGCAGCTAGACGTTCTTCTAATGCAAGCTGTTGACGCTGTTCTTCAGGTCTTTGTGTAGCCCTAATACGTTCATAGACATCAGCTTCCCTTTGTGCCATAGGAGCCATAGCCCCTGTTAGGAAGCCTCCTACGCCGCCTAGCGCCTGCTGTTGGATACCTGATACATCTGGTGCTGCTCCACCCATACCACCTATTAAGCCCCCTGTAAGAGCTTGTAGCTGCTCTTGCTGACCTGCTAACGAAGGATCTAGTGTAGTAGCATAGCCTCCTTCAGGAGTAGCCTGCACACCACCAAAGCCTGTGGATACTGTAAAGGGTCTAAAGGCCATCTCTTGTTGAGCTTGTCTACCTAATGCAGCTTGCTCCTCTGCTGACCTTTGTGCAATGTCAGTAATCTTGTTAAGCTCATCAATGCTTAAACCAGTACCAATTAACTGACCACCTGTACCACCAAGGAAGTCACCTACAGCATTACCAAGATTGCCAAGGTTACTGAAAAATCCTCCGGTGCTTGGGCCTGCCGGAGACATTGAGCCTTGTAAAGGAGCGTTTACAGCACTTGCAGCAAGAGTCTGTCCTATACTAGGAGAAGCACCCCCAGTAACAGAAGACTGCATAACAGGCTGTTGGTTTCCAAATAAGTTAACTGACATCTTTATATTCTCTCTAAACTATTACTGTTGTTACTATCGTTACCGCTGCTGTCACGGCAGACGCAACAACAAGCCAAGCAAGTTTCTCCCAACGCATAGCATGTGAGTCAGTAGCCTTCCTTAGTTCCCTAAGTTCAACTATTGCCTCTGCCCAACGCTCACCACATTCTTTCTCATGTTGAGCTATGCGATCTAAAGCCTCTATAGCTAAATCTTGATGAGTCACTTGCTTTTGCTCCATCATTACCAAGGTACACCATCAGCGGTTGTAGGGTTCTTCTGCTCTTCAATACTGGCAGTCAGGGAGGCTTCAATAGCCTCAACGTCCAACTCACCCTGACACCAGCCAATCACGTCGGCTTCCGTTAGGTCATCGTAGGCAATGTATCCCTCAGAGGAAGGGTCTGGGGTGAATCCACAGGTTCCGTAGGATGAAGCACTGTAAGTATCCTCCCCCACAGTTTCTTCTTCAGTGACCCGCCAGTGGGCAACGATAACGCCTCCCGCCAAGTCACCCTGTAAGTCTCGTTCAAGTGTTGCGATAGTCCATGTAGCCATTTTAGTTCTCCAGTTAAATTGCTGAGATGATGAAGGCGAGTAGTTCAGAGTAGCGCACACCTAAACGTGTACGTTCTTCCCCAGTTTCTTCATCAGTCCATGTGCTTGATATAAACATTGCGTAGCGTCCAGCGTCTAAGCCTTCTGCCTCAAATGCTGCTTGTAGGTCTTGTGCGATGATTCCAAAGTGGATACGAGCATCGTCGCCTTTAGTTTCTACGCTGTTAATCCAACGGAACTTACGCAGCAATCCTTTAGCCGCTACTGCTACCCTTTGTTCTGCATCTGATAATGCTTCAATGTCTTGCTTCTGGTGACGGTCAGAGGTGTTGATAGTGCCGTTGGTGGCGTAGATATCATCGTAGCGCACACCCCCATTACCTAAATCAACTACATTGTCAGCAGATAAACCATTTAAAACAGGTATTATACCGTTGTTAACATGCGTCCCGCTTAATCCGTAACCATTTGATGTGTATGTTGTAAATAAGTTACCACTCCTACTACCAATACTACCTACGGTTGTGCCGTCTTTGCGGAGGTTAAGTATTGTCCCGTCTGCGGTAAGACGGTTTAGTTCCATCACTGTGCCAGTTTTAGCCGCTTCAAACAAACCTGAGTTATTAACAACAGTACCCGTCACAGAGCCTGTTGAACTCGACACAGCGGTAGAAGTAGTCCCCACTAAGAGATTACCGCTGGCATCAAGCCTAGCCCTTTCTGAGTTAGCAGTAAAAAACTGCATAACATCAGAGCCGCCCATACGAATTAATGTGTCGTTATCACCTATTCCAACAAATGAAGTTGATCGACAGTTAGCTGACAGGTAGAGGTCTTTGAAGCGGTTACTACTGCTTCCTAAACCAATTGCATTGTCGATTCTTGCATCATTTCTTGCTGGTGTAATAGCACCTGAGCTGTGGTGAAAATGAAAACCGGAGCCGCTTGTAGTGCCCCCTTGTATTATTAAAGAGTTGCCGCCTTCAGATGCAATACTACCGACTGCGGCACTGTCTTTGTTAAATTCTAGAATAGCACCGTCTGAGCTTTTTCTATTAAGAATTGCCGCTTTATTAGAGTCTCTAGTAGCTACAAGTAAACCATTATTTCTTGCTTCTATTCCTTCACTAGAAACTGCTGCAGCAGTCTTACCCACAAGCAAGTTGCCGCTGGCATCTATGCGCATACGTTCTGTACCAGAAGCGCCAGTTCCAAAGTACAGTTCACCAGCATCTACAGAGTTTATTCGGGCCTTCTCGCCATCATTATTTTTGAAAACAATGTTGGGACTTGAAGCGGCACTATTTGCCTCTAGGGTTAACATGTCTCCTGTTGTATCAACAACGTGTAACGCAGTGCTTGGCGAGCTAGTACCAATACCCACATTGCCGTTTAGAAACGCACTACCATCAGCACCTACTGAAAAAACTTCTGTTGGTGTTCCTGCGGCGTCGTTGTAGCCACGAATCAAATAACGAGTGTCAGTAGTTGCGTCAGAACGTAAGTCAAGTGCCGTGTGTCCAGAAGAAGTAGCGTCTTGATACGCTTGAATTGCATAGCCGCCTACAGCTTTAGAAGAGAAAGCATCTGAACCTGTAGAAACAATGGTTCCACCATCAGCAGTCACTGTGCCAGTTACGTCTAAATCGCCACTAGGAATGCTGACGTTGCCTGTTGAATGGTCAATGCTAAAGTGAACTGTTAATGAGCCAGCATCGTCATCTAATCGAGAAACTATAAAGTCACCCGCTTGGTTTTGAATCTGAGTGTTTAAATCTGTTGTGTCTGTTTCAAATAATTGAATCTTTGGATTTGTAGCAGACACAGAAGCAATACCATCAACAGTAAGCCCGTCCATCGTGGCTGTGCCAGTAACGCTGATGCCTGCGGCGGTTGTGGTTAGTTTTTCATTGTTTGTGTGATACAACCTAGCGGCGTTAGATGCGCCTTGAAAATACTTATTTCCACCGCCTGTTTGAATTTCTATGTTAGCGCCTCTGATAATTAAGTCACCAGTGCCTCCTTCAGTAATATGGCTATTAGACCCATCATGGTAAATCTGTAGGTCAGAGCCAGCACCAAAGATGGCCTTGTCATTGTCGCCAAAGGATACATCAGCGGTTGTAGTTAACCCAGCAAACGTAGGGCTATCAGTAGTAGCTACACCTTGGTTCAATGCTTTGACTGAGGCTTCACTGGTAAGCTCACTGTCCATCAAGGCACCAGCAGCAGTTACATTAGCTGTGTCAGTTACATCTGCACTAGCTTCAATACCATCTAGTTTAGTGCCATCAGCAGCTACGTCACGGCCATCTAAGAGGCCATCAGTAGTCAAGTTACCTGATACCACAGGTGCAGACAAAGTCTTGTTAGACAGCGTTTGTGAGCCTGTAAGCGTAGCTACAGTAGAGTCAATGGCTAAGGTTACACCAGTGCCTGAAGCAGTGGAGTCAATACCTGTGCCACCTAAGATACCTAAAGACTCAGAGTCTAGGTCAATGTCAATACTAGTGGAGCCATCAGTTACATCAAGATCCTGTGCAGTAACCTGTGAGTCTACATAGGCTTTGACTGACTGTTGCGTAGGTAGCAACGTAGCACTGTCGGATGCCATGTTATCTTCATCAACAAATGCAGTGATAGCAATAGTACCATCAGAGATAGTCTCAAAGGTAGTAGTGCCAGTAAGTGCAGCACTGTTAGCATTTGCTTTAGTTGCTGATGCAGTTGCAATGTTATTAAACTCTGTATCAATCTCAGAGCCTTTTACAATCTTTGCAGAGTTACCTGAAGGTAGAGCATCTTTTGCTGCAAAGTCAGTAGTTTTTGTATAGTTCGTCATTAGATTAATCTACCTATAAGTGCTTCAATGTTTACTTCTTGGATGGACAATGATCTTTCATCAATAGTACAGTCCAAGCCAATAGTGGCTACTCTGCCAGATCCAGTTGCTTTAGCTTTAGCGGTGTCAATAATAATTGTAGCACTGTATTCTGATGTGCTTACGTTGTACTCAGATATGCCGTACTCAGCGATACTAGCGTTAGCTACAGTTACAGCTTGCTTTGTGTATCCTTCAGTGTAGTCATATCCCCAGTTAACTGTTACTGGTGCGCCTTGACCACCAATAACTGTAAAGTTAATTTCTTTTAAAATCTTTAATCTACTAGCGTCACCAAAGGACAATGGGTTAGTGTAGTAACGTAATGTGTATGTGCTAGTGTCATCTAAGTAACCGTTGTACTTATTGATACCTTTGATACTACCTAAGTACAAAGTACCATCTGCTGCCCTGTCACCACACAAGATCTTAGTGCTGGGCCAAGTAGTGGCACGATTACTTCCGTCCTCTAGTTTACCTCTTGTATCAAAACAATAAACAATAGAGCTTGTAGGTAAGAACAGGAGATAGAAAGAATGTTCTGGACTGTAGACAGACTTAATGTCGTTAGTCTGTGTGTTAACAGTAAACATCATCTCATCACGTACATTCTTAGATACGTCACCAATAGGGTTAGACTTCTCTTGGATAACTCTGCCTAAGCTACGTACACCTGTGTCAGACAGGAAGAATAAATCTGTACCTGTAGACTGTACGCTGTCTCTAGCAATACAGCCAATGTTTGTAATAATATCCGCCAGTACCATAGTAGACGGTGAGCTTGCACCAGAGTACAATAGAATACTACGCTTACCAAAGATAACCAACAAGTCATTAAACTCTGCTAAGGCTACAATCTCATCGTGACCTGTAGGCCACACAGTAGTTAAGTCTAGTGAGCCTGAAGTACCACCTGTCCAAGCATGGCCTGCTAATAAATCAGACCAATACAGGGTGTATTTGTTGCCAGTAACGTCAGCAGCCCACACACGACCAAAAGCTGCTAGAGCTTCATTGGCTTGTGGTGGTGTGCCTGTAGCATGGCCATGGTCACTAAACTTTTCTAATACTCCACTGCCAGACTCATCAGTGTAGATAAGTGGCTCTTGTCCGCGCTGCCAGAAAAAAGCATGGTTGTTAAAGTTTACAATCTTCCAGTTGTTTGCACTAACAGTGTATGCAGCGGGTGTAATATCAGTTAGTGTAGTAGTACCGCTAAAGACCTTATTGTTGCCAGTAGAGAATACTACAATGTCACCACTTTGGTCTACAAACTCAAAGATAGTCTCAATGCCAATGCTAGACCCTAGTGGCGTAGCACTGCTTGTGAGCTTATCTAAGCCCTGCCTAGCTCCAATACGTCCATACTTGTCTACTACCATATTCTCAGCAATAGACGCAAAGGACGCATCCTGAGTAACAGGGGAGTCTTGTGTATTAAGTCCCTTGAAACCCGGAGCAGCAATATAAATGTTTTGTCTTTCTTGAGCCATTATGGAACCGTGTAAATGAATTCTTCAGGGTTCTTGTAAGCATCCAATGCAATGGCATCAGACAAATGTTTATCTGCAATCAAGAAGTAATCCTGTGCTGTAGTACCACCTGTCTCACCACGTTCTCTAGCCAACAAAGCTACAGCGTTGTGGACAATAGCATTCTTAGGTAAGACTGTAGTATCTGCATCTCCAGATAACTCAGGCTCCCTAGCAATTAAATCAAAACGTAAACTAAACACACCTGATGGTTTAGGATATACTCTTACTTTAGTATCATCGTTACTGTCAATACCACTAAAGGTATATGAGTCAGGACTACCAGTTACTTCACCAGAAATGTAATAAGCATTATTAAACCAGTTAGGTGTTTGATAGTGCATAAAGAAGTTTGATGTGTCGTTAATGACACTATATATTTTAACACGTTCTCCAGCATTTGTTAAGCTATATTCTGTAGTATTTTCAACAGTAGGCACTACAATAGTTGTACGTAGTGTAGACCATTGGTGTGAGTCTTCTACTACTTGCTTTGCATCATTAACAAAGTCACCTACCATCTTACTATAAGTGTTTTGTGTTACACTTGCTACTTCATCTTCTCGTAGCCTACGTAGTACCTCGTTGACTATGTTCAAATATGTGGTACTCATACAAATCCTCTAAATAAATTTAAGGAGACAGGAGCTTGATAACCTTGTAAAGGAAGTGTTCTTTCCAGTAACTCAGGTGCTTCATATGTTTTTCTAAACTTATAGTCTTCAAAGTCTTTAGGTGTAAAGCCTGTCCCTACGCCTCCACCAGTGCCTCCTCCCATACCAGCTAATAACCCTAGTCCTAGTCCTGCGCCTATGCCAGCCCCTGCACCTTGGCCTCTGCCTGTGCCTAACCCTTCACCGTATCTGGCTTCTCCAGCAGCTTCACCTGCTGCTACAGCTTCTCCATATCTAGCTTCACCAGAAGCAATAGCATCTGCTAAAGCATCTGCTTGAGCTTGTGCGTCTGCTGCTCTAGATGCATCTGCGGCTGCTGCATCTGCGGCTGCTTGAGCTTGTTGTTCCGCTAAACGTGCTTCTGCTGCGTCTGCTCTAGCCTCTGCTTGTGCAATAGCTTCTTTTTCTGCTTCAGCTTTAGCTTCAGCAGCTGCTCTAGCCTCTGCTGCTTTTCTAGCTTCTTCAGCTAAACGTGCTGCTTCAGCTTCTCTAGCGGCCTGTGCTTCCGCTGCTTGCCTTTGAGCTTCTGCTTGCCTTTGAGCTTCTGCTTCTGCCTCTAGTTGTGCAGTAGTGTCATCAACAACAGTGTCTTCCAAGATGTCTGTAGGCTCTGTAGTTGTTACAGGCGTAGGCTCAGTTGTAGGCGCTGTAGTAGCTACAGGTGTAACTGGAGGAGCTACTGTGGGCTGTGGTGCTGTAGTAGGAGCAGTTGTAGACGCTAGTGTAGCTAATGTGTTAGTTAACAAAGCACTGGTAACAGACCCCGGTGACGTTAGTGTTGGAGGCTGTATTACAGGAGTTATAGTTGCACTAGGCGCTGCGGGTGCAGTGACTGTCGTTGCTGGTGCTGATGGTGCTGCTGCACTTGAAGCTCCACCTCCACCTCCGGGAAGCTGAGACGGAGGCTGTGGCGGCTGCACTGTAGGTCTAATAGGCTCCTCAGTTAAAACTACTTCTCGTCTACTAGGAGTGTACTCATAAGGTGAAACATCACTAGTTCGTTCAAGAAATATATCAGGAGATGTAGCTGGTCCTGTAACAGAAAAACCTTCCCTAGTTAAATTTTCTCTAAGACCTCCAGTGGGTGTTAAAGTTGCAGGAGAAGATATATCAAGTTCTGGAGTAAAAGCAGAAGGAGCAGTAGCTATTTCTGCTAAACTTCCATATTGTGATAAATCACCTCTACCTGCTATAGCTGCTCTTAAAGGATCACCAAAAGACGTGCTAACAGAAGGGTCTAAAATAGCTGCTTCTAAAGGGTCACTAAAAGGAGTATATCCTTCTAACAAGCCACTTGTAGAAATATCTGGTATGTCAGCTTGAAAAGATAACATATCAGAAGGTATTTCTGTAGGAGCTACGTCTGTAGGAGCAATTGTTGTTGTTGTTTCTTTAACTGCTTCTTTTGCAGGCGATATGCCAGTTGTAATTAAAGAACCAAGACCTGCTTTAAGAGCAGCGTCTACAGGGTCGCCGCCAAAACCTGATGCTAAAGCTCCTGACATTCCTGCTTGTGCAGCGGCTGTAGGCAAAGCCCCTAAACCTAAGCCAGAAATAGCCCCACCCGTAAGCAAGCCTAAACCTGCCATAGTCCCTGCTTTTAAGTAATCTCCAAAACCAGCACTACGATCTACAGTCTGTATCTCACCAAAAGTAAAAGGATCGTATACGTACTCAGATGCGTTGTTACGGCTTATGCGCTGTGGAGATATGTCATATTTGGCATATATCTTCTGTACTTCAGGTGAGCGTTCATAAGCCTGTATCAGTGCATTCTGATAACTCTGACCTTCTAGCTGTGCCTGTGCCACCTCTGGAGCCATGACAGGCATAAGTTCTTCTTGGAACTTCTTTAGGTTCTCATTAGAGATATTGCCGTAGTCAAAGTCATAACCCTTAAAATCTTTTAGGGTCTTGTCAAATGCAAACTCACCTACGTTACTTTTGTCTATGCCACCGGGGACAATAAACCTATCGTCAACTGGAGCAGCATAAGCACCTGCTTCAGCCATGTCAGCGCCGGATGTAATATAGCCTTGGTCTGATAAAGAGCCTTGAAGGATGTCAGCAAACTTTGATGGATCTTCTCCAGCACGTAGAGCATCGTAGTAAGAGGATATGTTTGCAGGCTGTAATCGTGCTGCTTTAGCTGCATCCGCTTCTGCTTGTAGCCTATTACGTTCAGCTACTTCTTCTTTTAGTGCAGCAAGTCTAGCCGCTTCAGCAGCTTGGTATTCACGCTCTGCTCTGCCTCGTTCTTCTGCTTGTCTTTGTAGAGCAACAGGGTCAAAGCCTCCACTACCAAACAATCCTCCGGGTATAGTTATTTGAAACATTACTTACCCCAGTGAGACAAAGTTTTGATACCAAAGCTGGCAGCTATAGCGCCACCTAAGAATGCTTTGTAGTAGTCAGGCATAGTAGACAATACGGAAAACCCTTCTTGTACATAGGGAACCATATCAGGGATGAAGGCTCCAATTAATGGCAAACTCAAAATAACTGCAAACCATTCGTCCTTCCATGAGGACTGTGATGCAGCGGCTTGTTGAGTTTCCCAGTCTGCGTCAGCATTAATCTTACGCATTTTGGACTCATGGACAGCTTGCTTTTCAGCAGCTTTATTTTTAAGAAAAGTACCAGCTAAGTTAGCTACAGGGCCAATCAACGCTTGCCACATGTTACACTCCTTAAAGATAAAGCTAAGGGGCCACTACAGCGCAGCCCCCAGCTAAATGATTGTTACTTAGGAACAACCAAGGTCAGACCTGACTCAGGACGCAGTACGTTTACGCCGTACAGAGTATCTGAGGTGAACAGGTTAGCAAGGAACTCTTGCTTGTACTGAGTCTGAGAACGAACTCCCAGTTGCTCAGCCATTACAATTGCATCCTTCTGGAACAACAATGCGCCCAAAGAGTCTACAGATGAAGCAGAGTTATCAGCAGCGGTTTCAACAACAGGGCAGTTGGTGCTAACAAATACGTCAATGCCGTACAGTTGACCAATCTGACCACCAGTTACCTGACCGTTGTTTACGAAGTCAGAACTTACGTAACGGTCAATACCCATGATGGTGTTGCGTACTGAAGGAGGAATGACGAAGCAACGGTTTTCCATTGGTACGTCAGCATCGTCTAGCTTCTGGATGATAGCACGGAAACCAGCGTCAGTGAATACATCAGCAGTGGTTACAGTGTCAGCCGTATAGGTAGACAGGCCGTTGGTAGCGTCTACAAAGAACGTACCGCCGTTGTTGAGGTAAGTCGTAGAAGACGTACCAGCAGAACCAAGGCCAGTAGCCAAGCCGTGAAGGTCGGTGTCAACTTGCTTCGCCAAAGCGTAGCCAGCATCTTCCGTGTAGAACTGACGTAGTGAGCTAAGAGCCTGTACGTCCGTAATGTCTTCAATCAGACGTGAGTATTCAAAGTGCTTGTCAATAGAGATTTGCACTTCACCTTCCGTAGCGTTCTGTACCGTTACAGCAGTGTTCTCAGCTTTAGCGTGAGCATCACCACGGACAGGCTTAGGCACATGGATGGTATCACCCTTCTTGCCAGCCATAGACATCTTCTTGACAAGGTTTGCCAATACGAGGTTCTTCTGGTAGGCTGCAACAATCTCATCACTCCAAATTTCTGGAATGAAAGTAGCTGCGCTAGTGTTGTCAACGAACCCGCCAGTTGCGGGATATACTGAATCAGTCATAATAAATATCTCCTAAGATATACTATCTGACCCGTTTTTCTGCGTATGCCTTCATAATCTCTGGTTGTAGAGCAGCATAGCGGTCAGGGTCGGTTCTCATAAGGTTAATAATGTCTGCGCGTCGGTAGATCTTTTTAGGTGCTGACTCAGTACTACCACTGGCATTACCAGTAGAAGCTGCCTTAACTGCTTGCTTACGGGATTGCTCCTCTACAGCGGCAGTCTGCTGTACAATGTTCTGTCGCTCTTTCCACAAGCTAAATAGCTCATCAGCGGCTTCACTGTCGTACTGCTGGTCTGCTGCTACAAACAGCTTAGTCCTAACATTAGATGCCTTAATCCATTCAGCAAAGTTATTATCCTGCAAAATCTGTTGCATATCAGGGTGCTTACGTTGTAGCTCTGATAGTGCAGTGCTTGCACGATACTGTTGCGTTACGGCTTCAGCTTCCTTAATCTTAGGATGGTTCTGAATAGCCCTGTCTACAGCCTTATCAGGGTCTGTAAACCAATCTACTTCTTCGTCTTGTTGTGGTGCTTGTTGCGTATCTTCTGTGAGTTGTGTCTGGATATACGTATCAACAACTTTACGTAGCTCACCTACTTCAGAACTCTGTCGGCCCAATAGCTTCTCAGCTTCTTGGTGCATCTGTACAAGCT